GACCACGACCCCGACCACGACCACGACCATAATTGATAACCTGAAATCATCATATTACACCTGCTTTTCTGGCAAGGAATGCTTCCACGGGAAAAAATCTGTTACAGAATCAATATTAATATATGCTCTGCCAACAGGTTCAACCTCATTTAATTTCCCTTCTTTAATTGCGTTCATAAAACGACCTGAATCAGCAATCCAAGCAGCATTTTCAAGCTCAAGGATATGACCAATAACTTTTTTAACTCTTCCTGTTAAATGATATGTTACTGTACGAAAATAAAATTTTTCTCCAACCATATCAGATAAATTTTGAATCTCTTTAAAAGACTCTTCACCTAGCTGGTCTTTAATTTTAATATACGTTTCTTCGCTAATTTCTAATGTTCTACTCATTTTAATTCCTTTCGTTTAACCCCTCCCACCTTTCAGCAGGAGGGGTGTGGGGGTTACTTGTCGTCATCCCATGCGATCGGCTCATCAGGATTTACTCTATTATCCTTAACTTGCTTATCGGATGGCTTCTCATTCTCAACAACCTTTTCAAAGTTATACTCTTTGATATTCGCATACTTACCATCATGCTCAACAGTAGCATAAAACTGACAACCTTGCCATCTGTCGGTATCAATATCAAAGTTGTCTCCTTTGTACGGCTCGCCGATTGCCTTTAAAAAAAGCCTAGTAGCAAAAAAGCCTTTCCATCCATCGTCAAGCACCATACGATTAAGCATAGTCCGACCGTCCTCTTCGCCACCTACTACCTCTAACTTCGCGCAAACAGTAAGCTCATCAAGCACCAATTTTTCAGGAGAGTTATTTTTATCAAAAATATCTGCCACTTGAAATAGATGCTCTTTTTCTGACGGCATTTCAAAAGCCATTTGCTCTGGTTCTTCATCTTTAGCTGACGCGGTACGTTTTACCATTTACTTTACCTCCTCAATCTTCTTCGTTAATAATTCGATTAAACCATCAATCTGCTTGACAGTCATTTCTTCCCATGAATCTACATCAACCTTTTTAAACCATTTAGCAATCTGCGCTTCCTCTGTATTAAGAAGCTCATTTAGCTTGTTGATCTTTGCAATCTGTTCTTTTGTAGCAAGATCAGCCGGCACTGCCGGTGCTTCAATAACATCAGCACCATATACATCAGCGAAATTACCATAAGATAATGGCATTGAATCATTTTGTGGCAATGAATCAATCCTACTTTTCCTAATAAGAAAGGTTTTTCGTCCATTTTGGATTTCAACCCATAAATCTAAAAGGTATTCGAGTTTATCCCATCCATCAAAGGTGTTGCCATCTTGATAGATTTCTTTTCCTTTTCTAACCCACTTGCCCTTGCTATGACAAATAAGAATAACTGTCATATCAAGTTTTTCAAGCCAACGGATCAACTGCTTTGTCGGCTTCTGCGCTTCTCTCTTATCAGCACCAAAAGCACTTCCAACGTCTTGTTCAGCGATTGCAGCCTCTAACATATAGAGATAGCTAAAACTGTCAATGATAAGAGTTTTGTACTCATGCTTCTGTGTTACTAACTGCTTTACTTCTTCGTTTACAGAAGCAAAGTCCTGTGATCCTTCTTCTTTTCCAAAATAAGCACCACCTACTTTTTTTAACTTATCCTGATACTGCTTTCGTGTTGCACCACCCTCCACGTCGATGAGATACGGTTTAGGAAAACTTAATGCAAAAAAAGTTTTGCCTACGCCTGACTCACCGCTAATTAAAAATTTTGGTTTGGATGGTTTTACTGCTTCTGGTTGTTTGGCTTTTAACGCCATGTGATACCTCCTGTTTGGTTGTTGTTTGTTTAGCCCGCCAAGGCTCTTTGTTTGACTTGATAAGATTATACAACCACTGTAAGAAAAGTCAAGAAAAATAATTGACAAAAATCAATTACATTATATAATAAAATTATGAGCAAAAAAGGCATCGAACTCCGTATCAAGAAGAAAGACAAGCAAAAGATATATAAAGGATGGATTAAGTATGGCAAAGAACAAAATGATAGAAAAGAAGCTTGAAAAGACGATAATCCTAAATCTTAAAATGCTTGGGTATTATGTGTATAAAACACCATCACACGCAGGTTGCTACGACTATAATATAGGAATGAACGAAGCCGGAATCGCTGATCTTATAGTAATAGGAGAAGGTAGGGTAGTGTTTTTAGAGATAAAAACAGCCAAAGGAAAGCAATCCATACAACAAAAGGTATTTGAGGAGATTTGCCGTAAAAACGGCGTTATATATAGAGTAGTCAGATCGGTTAAAGAAGCGATAAAAATAGTTAAATAATCTGTTGACAAACGTCAACTATTTATTTATACTTAAATCAACTGGAGAAAACAATGATTAACGAATTAAAAAAATTTATTAAAAAATCAGGATTAACACAAAAAGATGCGGCGCTTGTTCTCGGCGTGAATCGTTGGACATTAAACAGATGGCTTCGTGGTCATTCAAGAATGAGTGACATGGCAAAAGCAATGATTGAAAGGAAAATAAAATGAGTACTGCACTAGATCAAAAAATTTGTGCAATATATCTTGGCATGAAACACAGATGTGAAAGCAAGAAAAGTAGATCCTATCATAATTATGGCGGAAAAGGAATAAAATTAAAAATGACAAAAAAAGAATTGAAAAGAATTTGGATAAGAGATAGAGCGTGTAGGATGAAATGTCCATCAATAGATAGAATTAATCCGGATGAAAATTATGTATTTGAAAATTGTAGATTTATAGAAGGGCGCATCTTGGGAAAAAAAGATCGAAAAGAAAAATAAAAAAAAGATATTCTACAATATCTATAAGTATTCCGACATCATTGAAAAAACGATATATTAAATCTTGTGAAAAATTACAAATAAAAGGAAGATATTTCATACTAGCAGCTATTAATAATATTATCAAAGAAGCACACAACCAATAACAAAGGACAGGGCTGATGAACAAAGTAATCAATATCGAACAAATGACAATCAATAGAAATGGCATAGAGGATGAAGTCTCTGTCGAAGGCTACGTTATGATGAGCGTTGATAAGTCTTGGGGAGAAAACACAGACTATCGTTACGGACATTTGCACATATTCGTTGAAGATGTAACAGATGTTCAGGCATGGGACATTGGTGGACATGAGTTTTTTTTAACAGAGAAAGAAGTTGAAGAGGCTAAAGAACTTTTAGGAACTAGGGCGTTGGAGAACTAACAAAGGAGAAGGGTTATGACAGCAATAGAAACTATGAAAATAGAAATTGAGAAGATAAAAGAAGCTCAGGCATTATGTATGGATGAAGAAGGTTTGCGTGTTAGAAATGCGTATAAGCACAGATACCAAATATTATGCCGGAAAGCAAGATCATTTAAAGACAGTATTGAATTTATGGAAAAACAAATATATGGCTCTCCTCAGTAGGTCGTCTAGCCCGCGATTCCCACGGCTTCCATGTTGGCCGTGTCCTGCTGAGGTTTTAAAGGATATATGAAAAACCCCGACCTAATAATAATCCCAAGCAAAAACGAGCCATCTGCTCGTATGCTTTTAATCGCCTGTCAGCATATGTTCAAGTCAGAAGTTGTCATAGCGCATGACGTAAACGGCAACGGTAAAGGATGGGCTATTCGTCAGATACTCCGTTATCATAAGAGAAAAGAGATCGTTGCGATCATTGACGGAGATTTTGACATTAGCCCTCTCTATATAGATACGTTGATGGATCACATTGAGAATTATGACGTTGTTGTAGCTGAGAAAGACTTATCCAACCTTCCATTGCAAAGAAAAATTATCAGCATAGGATACAGGCTGCTGATTAAAATTCTATTCGGCCTTAATGTAAACGACACACAAACCGGACTTAAATTATGGAAATGGCACGCGCTATCAGAATTTAACACAGATGGATTTGCATTTGATATTGAAATGTTAGCTAACGCGCATAATGAAGGATTGAAAATTAAATCAGTTCTAATCAAAGTAAATATTGATAAGAAAGTGAGGTTTGTTCAAATATGGAATACACTGAAAGAAACTCTAAAGGTATGGTTAGCGTTATCGTTCCAAGACACGATGAAAACATGGAAAAGTTATTAAAGTTTGTTCTTGTCGGAACTTACAAGAATATTGAAATTATAGTTGTAGATCAAAATCGTGAACGAAGCTCACAACGCAACAATGGCATAAAGAAGGCAAACGGCAAGTATATTATGATCCTTGACGCTGACCAATACCCTAATCCGCGGTTAATCTCTGAGTGTGTTGATTTAATGATGATGGGATTTGAAGCATTATACATACCGGAAAAAATCATAACACCCGGGCTATTCGGTAAAATCCGCAACTGGGAGCGTCAATTCTATACAGCCACTCCTGTTGACTGCGTGAGATTTGTTTTAAATCCCTGTCCGTTATTTGATGAAAATATGAACGGGCCAGAGGATAGCGACTGGGATAGACGAGTAAGCTGCCGCCGCGCGACAACAGAGCATTGTTTTTATCATTATGATAAGATGGATCTATGGCAGTATCTTAAAAAGAAGGCTTATTATTCTAAAAGTATGAGATTGTTTAAATTCAAACATCCCAAAGATAAGGTGTTAGATTGGAAATGGCGTTGTTTCGGTGTATTTTTAGAAGATGGCAAATGGCGTGAGTTTATTAGAAAACCGCATTATGCGGTTGCTGTTTTGTTACTTGTTTTTGTGAGGGGAATAATCTATGCCACAACTAGGTAGACCAAAAGTAAAAATGGTTAAGAGGATATGTAAAGTTTGTGATAAAGAGTTTGAAATATATCCTGCTCATGTGAAGATAAAAGGAGTAGGTCAATATTGTTCAGTTAAATGCAGAGCAATAGGAAGGAGGCATCCTTGGTAACAATCGCAATCCTAGCACACAACTCAGAGTCTACTATAAGAGAAGCGATAATGAGTTGCAAGACACAAAAATATCGCAACTTAGAAATTCTAATATTAGAGAATGGTTCAACTGACAGAACACGTAGAATTTGCAATAAATTTGCAAGAAAAGATAAGCGCATAAGATTAAAAGAAAATAAAAATGATTTGAATATTGCCGGCAATATGAATAGATACAATCTAGCTAAAGGAGAAATTTTTATCTGGTTATGCGATGATGATATATTCGCATCAAATGACGCTGTCGGAAGAATTGTAAAAGAGTTTGACAATCCTAAAATCGGTCATGTAAGCAGATACTATTATCAATTTCTTGATGGTAAAAAAGGCGCAGTACGGGCGCATAGATCAGATAACATATACTGCCTTGCAAACAACCCTTCCGGTCTGGCATTTAGAACATCCGCTATGTGTGGTCGAGTTCGTTACAGGGCTTTCATTGAAGCGGCGTGTATGGTTAGAAATGTACTGGACGCCGGATGGGAATATAAGATCATACCAGAGGATTTAATCGCTGTAAGACTGGGGTATAATGGAGCTTCTACCCTTCGTGCATATAGAAACTCTCCGACAATGAGTTGGCTATGGGTAGCAGGAGAACAGGACTTTTTATTTGATAATCCAATAGGATACATTCAGCTTAAAAACTGGGCTAAATATATCCGATTATGGAAAGAGGTAAAATTACATTTTAAAATGCGGCCTTTAAATTTTTTGAAACCTAAGTATTTATTTTTCGTTATCATTGCTTTAGTCGTTCCTAAATTTATATTAAGACCAGCGACTAAATTTTATAAGGATGTTTTTGGAAGATACTTTTTAATGGGGAGGATATAGTGAAAGTCCTCAACCTCGGCTGTGGAAACAAAATAATGCCGGACACTATAAATGTTGATATTATGTGGAATCCGTCTGTTAATAGGGTCGTTGATCTGTCAAACCTCGTATGGCCTTGGGAAGATAACAGCATTGACATTATATACGCCTCTCATATCCTTGAGCATTTTTCTGACCAGAAAGCATTTATTGATGAATGTATTAGAATACTCAAACCTCATGGACTTCTACAGATCACTGGCCCTCACTCATCATGCGTCACGTCAATAGGTTGCCTCGGGCATTATCGGACATACTCATATAATACGTTTAACGATTATCTCTGTAAGCCTTGGTATATGTATAAGAATCCGGTGTTTAGGACTATTCATCAGAAGTTGAGTTGGTGGTATGAAAAGTCGGGGGATAATGTGCCAGCATGGTTATTGCCGTTTATATCAGTAGCTAATTTTATTATCAATACACTCATTGCGTTATCGCCTAGAATGTTTGAAAATTGGTGGTGGGTTTACGTGGGCGGCGCGCGTGAGGTAATTTGGGTGGGGGAAAAACTATGAGAATATTATATCTACCAGATGAGTATAGCCAACAACGCCAACAAGAGAAACCGGCGAATATATATCCGGTAAGAATGGCGATGGAGGCGGAGTGGTATAGGCAGCAAGGGCATGACGTGCATTGGGGAGTAAAAATTTCTTGTCAGCATGATTGGCATCTTTTAACAGATATAGATCAAAAGAAGTTTTGGTGGTGTGAAAAATGTAAAAAACAAACAGATAGGATAATATCAGAACCCGAAAACCTCCCATTCCTCTCACTCCCCAAACCCGACCGCGTGTTTACTAATGCTAAATCCTACACAAGCGGAAACTATAAATATTTACCCGGCACTCATATGCAAGTCGCAGATGGGTGTTGGTGGGGGAAGTGTGAGTTTTGCGTAGAGAAAGATAAAAAATATTGTGTACGCACCATTGATTCTGTGATAGAAGAAATCGAGGAGTGCAAGCGTCTAGGATTTAAAGAAATATTCGACGATTCCGGCACGTTTCCTGCCGGAGTATGGTTAGATAAATTCTGTCAAAGAATGAAAGGAAATAAAACTCCGTTAGGGTGTAATATGCGTGTAGCAAATATAGATTATGGCGCTATGAAAGAGGCGGGTTTTCGTATGTTATTATTCGGAATTGAAAGTGCAAACTCATATACTTTGAATAAAATAAATAAAGGTATAACTCGCCCTGATATTAAAAAATATATAAAGCAAGCATCAGACGCAGGGCTTGAGCCACATATTTGTGCGATGTTCGGATACCCTTGGGAAGATGATGAAAACGCAGAAAATACATTAGACCTCGTTCATTGGCTGCTTAAAAAAGGTTACGCTAAGACGGCGCAGGCGTCTTTTTATACTGTTCCTAGTATGCTACCAAATTTTAAACACAAAAAATACATCCCTCTGATATACGACGTAGCATACTCTCCGGAGTTTTGGTTTAATCAGTTACGAGATATTAAAGACCTCGACGACATAAAATATTTATTGAGAAAGATAAAGGTAGGATTGAGAAAATGAACCCCCTAAAATACCATTACGTATGCGACGATCTGGCAGTTATATTACAAACCCAAAATGCTCAAATTGAAAAACCATATAATAAACTGAAAAAGTTTATGATGATGTTAAGCGGTAAAGCATACTGGGAAGATGAGGCTGCTATGCAACATATAATACCAATAGTGCTTCACATAATCACAAGCACATTGATATTTTTTGTATTCGGTCATAATAACATATCACTTTTAGCATCAATTCTTTTTCTGATACACCCATGTCATACCGAAATGTCAATATGGTTAAGTGCAAAAGGATATACCTTAACGACAATATGGGTACTACTAGCATTTCATTTTCCAATATTGGCTTTATTAATATTTATTGTGCCAGGTGTTATATGTGTATCGGGAATATTCGCACCATTGTTATTTTTACTTAAACCGAATATGTTTAACATAGCCGCTATACTTGTAATTTATACCGTAGGTATGTACTCAAAATGGATATTCAATAAAGAAAAAAATATGAAGTTAAAAGGGTTTGAAGGAAATGACGTTGCGTTAAAAATAAGCCCCTATAAACTGATTATCGCGTTTAAATTTTACGGATATTATTTTATAAATTGTATCTTCGGCATATCATATACATTCTATCATTCATATATGGAGGAATTTTTAGATACAGAAAAAGGAATAAAAGAAGGTCGCAGAATTGACGGTTATTTTTTTATAGGATTATTTTTCGCCGGACTTCTTATTTATTCTCTTATCACTAATCCATTTAGCGTTTTCACACTAGGTCTTTTCTGGGCAACTGTAACGATCGCTATGTGGTGTAATTTCATATCAACAGGTCAACAGTATGTCGCAAATAGGTATTTCTACTTACCTAATGTCGGGCTTATGATCGCTCTGTCAAGCGTTATAATTCATTACCCTTTTCTTATCGGTGCGTTGATAGCATGGTATTTAGCAAGGCTAGCACCCTCAATCAAGCAGTTTAAAAATGTATATTGGCATTTTTTTTATCAAATATACAATCAGCCAAAATTATATTATAGCTGGATAAATATGGGATGCTTAAACTTTGCTCGCGGTAATTTTAAAGCGGCGGTTGGAGATTTCTCTCAAGCGCTTATGCTAAGGCCAAATAATTTTAAGGCTATGTTTAACTTGTCAAGTTGTTTTATTGCGCTTTGCAAAATACCTGAAACTGTAAAAATATTTGAAGATGCGCGTAAATGTGATATTTACGGACAGGAAGAAAAAGCAAATATAGCGATAAAAGATAGAATGGAATTAATAAATAAAATTGTTGAATGTAATGGAAAAATTAAACTTAGGATTGAGGATATACTGACATTAACATGACCCAATTCCAACAGAAAAAATTTACAGTTGGCGCAGGAAAGCGTACAGATAAAAGCCCGATCAATCATTGTATGCCTCACTTTGCTAAAAGCTGTAAAAATTACGGAATTAAATGTGACTTATGTATGCAAACTTCATTAAAAAATTTTACATGGTATAAGGAGAAAAAATGATAATACTATACGCAGTAGCTTGCGCCCTATCAGCAACATTCTGGCGCATGGGTGGCGCGGCCGGATACAGTAAACTCTGGCGTAGAATCGGTTGTACATTCATTCTATTTGCAATTCTGTTAATCCATTCAAATATGAGTTTAACCCAAAGCCTTATTAGTCTAGCCATGATCGCGTGGGGTTGTTGGTCGTACTTCGGATGGATCAATTTTTGGACAAGCAAAGAATATTGGTATAACTTTCTTGTTGGTGCATTATTAATACAATGTTCTATCCTTATTGAAAGTTTTTCGTCTGAGAACCTCGCTACGGCATTTGTTTTCGCATTATTAGGCGCATTAGGCAAAGTTTGGATTGATAAAGACGTGGATGGTTGGAAACAAATCTTTTGGGGAGAAGGTGGGATTTTCTCCATTTTGAAAGTACGAAAAGATGTATTGAGTGAATGTTATTTCGGTTTGATCATGTGTGCAGGTGTGATAGTCAATGCTACGGTGACACTTTTTTAATCTTAGCTTCTAAAACTTTCTGAATATAAAAATCGCTCATGCAATGGAACTTAACGCCATCCTTTTCTGTTTCGTAGAACTCCGACTCATTAAAGTTGATCACCTTAACAGCCGTACTACAACCCTGACATAGTACGATGCAAAGAGCGAGTATCGCCAGTTTTAATCGCATTTGAAACCTCTTTCCTTAGATCATCGCGCTTCTTCTTAATAACAGCATCTTTTTCTACTTTCCATACTGCTATTTTCCAAAGCGCGACGAGTATTAACCACCATTTTTTCATTACTTAGCTACTCCGGCGCGTAAAGCACCTAAACCTAAGAATCCTAGAATTGAATTAACTAATCCAATCCATTCAGCAGGAATATAACCCATAGCAAACGCGCCATTGACTAAAACCCCTACTGCCATTATTAAATATGTCTTGTATCCTTTTAACATGACTTACCTCCTTCTATTTGTTGTCTTATATACTCACTCGCACTAACATAAAAATTTCCGCAATGTTCACATCTAAAACTTCCCATATCCTCAACCTCACTTGTTTTTCCGCAATGATGGCAGCGGATCTTAATTTTCATATTTTCCTCTAAAAGAACGATTTGTATTTTAACGTAAATATCAACGCTAAAAGAAGTCCGGCAATCTTCTGTCTCATAGTTTTCTCTCTATCCTTTCTAGTATTGTTCCCTGTCTCATCTGCTCAACACGAAAATTAGAAATTTCTGCTCTGATGTCCTTATGCTCAATGGTATTACGTCTATCATTAGTAATAATAGCCCCTGCCATAGTAGGCAGAGTTATAAACAGTACAAGTGTTACTAATACTCCTACTAACCATAATATCCATTTATTTCTTCCGTTGCTGTTCGGCATTGTTGATCTCCTTTAGTTTGAGTATTTCTTTTAGATGTTTAATCGCAGGAGTAAAATACCCTGTCATTATGGCTATTACTGCATTAATTTTAAGTTGTTTTATTTTATCTATATCTTTACTATTCATGCAGTCCTTAGTCAGAATAATGTCTGTTTTCTAAAGAGTGAAACCAAAACCATTAGTGTTGCAATTATATTCTTTCTCATCTTCTGCTATCCCCTCTAGTAACTGCTTCAGCATTATTTTTTTCTAACCCTTCTCCTTGATTCATCATCCAAACTGCATAATCCATTTGTTTCTCCTCCATCCACTTTTCAGCACCCTCAGTCCACAAAGGAGGCACAGGATGAGATAAAAGATAATGGGCTATAGCCTTTGGATATTTCTCTGTATCAATCTCTGTTACTAATCTTATGATCGCCATTTGTATTTCTCCTTTAAAATTTTAAGTGCTTTGTGATCCATTCTCCTAGTGAATGAGATTCTATTTGATATAACATTATTTCCCTCTAACAACTCTCTACAGATCGCATACACTCCACAAGTGCATCCCATCCATCTGCCCATAATTTGTTCAACCACGCTGTCACGATAATAGGAAAGAATTTCTTCTCGTTCTTCCCACTCAATAATATCTTCAAATCTGTTTGGTGGGACTTCCCTGTACCCACCGTTCACCACTATTAACTTCTTCGTCTTGTGTCCTCGTATCTTATCACATCTTCCTTGTTGCCATAACACATGAGTTTCAATGATCGTAACGTCTGGAACTCTAGGCGCGTCTGCTATTGCTGCCGCAATACATATCAACTTGTCAAATTTAGGAATTATCAGCCTTGTCGGAGCTGCACCCAATACGAAACTTGTCATATCTTTATTATTTTAGGCACTCCTATATATACAGGTATATTAGATTCCGATGCTGTATCTGCCGTATTTGTCCCCTGTGATGTTACGCTAATACTATGGGCATGAGAACGACTTGATGGTTGGGTTCCAAAATCAATTACAAAAAAATCTCTACCATCCTCTGCATCTGAAAAACGTTCACCTAAAGATGTAGAATTTACATTTCCATTAACAGCGTGAGTGTGTGGCATTGCATGAACATGATCATCTGCGCCTGCGCTTAAAACTATTGTCGCTGAACCTCTAATAAATTTACCAACAGTATTCGGAACATTAAACGTCGTTGATCCGTTTCCTACGCCGTATGTCGTTCCTATAACAGCAAACAAAGTTGCGTATGTTGATCTTGATACTGCCGCGCCATTACAAAGTAACCACCCTGTCGGTGCTGTTGTTGTTGTCCAATCTATCATCCCACCTGTCGGTACTAAATGTGTATTTCTTCCCATTAGTAAATCTCCCACCATTCAGATCCATCACAAACTATCATGACTGAATCATATTGTTCATCTAGTACGAGCGTAGTTACGTCGTCTATTGTTTCAGACGCATTACCGTCTATTGTTAAATATAATCCTGCTCCAAGAGTCTTAACTTTAATATAAAATACTTTACCTGTTGAACTTGCAACGGCTGGAAGCGTAAGCGTAACTGCTCCCCCCGCTGTGCTGACTATCACAACATCATCAATCTGTGTAAGCGTATATGCGGCAGTCTTTTCAACGACGTTTAATTTTAATCCTTTGATCGTACCTAGATAAACACTTCCGTCTACTTCAAGATCATTCTCAACATACATATCTCCGTCGCCATCTGCGTAATTGCGTGTGCCTGTATTTGATGCTGCAACATATTCATTACCATCAGCAGGATGAAGATAAGCACCTGCGTCTGTCCATTCGCTTGATCCGCCACCAAGCGATGCGCATTTAACCCCAATATCAACGGAATCATCATATACTATGCCTTCATCATTTGCGCAAGCATCTAAAGCGTCCCATTGCTCTGCTACGGAATCCCACCACCAAGACATTCCTTTGGACTCTGTTAATGAATTTGTGTCGCTATGCGAAGCACTATCTAAAGTGTGGCCTGTTGGCGCTCCCGGCGTTGCCCATTCAATCCCAATATCTGCAACTGCTGAATTTGCTGTTAGAACATAAGCGTTTGTTCCAACATCTAAATCAACCCAATAATTATTCGTTCCGTCCCAAACAAGCATATCGCCTTTTGCTTCTGTCATAGCATTAACATTGCCATGCGAAGCAGAATCAAAATCGTGCGCCGGTGCAGTATGAGCTTCCCATGCCCATCCAACCGATTGCGTGGAGTCTGCAACAATAATTTCATCATTCGCGCCAACGCTAACCCTTACACCCCCTGTTGTCCAAGAGATCAGATCACCCTTCGTTGTCAAAGGAGAAAGCGCGTTAAACCCTGCTCCTGCTGTGCTTTCGCCTGTGCCTCCGTCTGTGATTGCAACATCAGTTCCGCCTGGATAATATGTAGCTAACCATCCAAGACCGAGAGAACCATCTGTTATTAATGATTCGTTAGCATTGCCATCAGCATCAGGTGTAGTAAACACTATGCTCGAAGCAACTGTTGCCGGAGCTTTCAATCCTACATAATGGCTTGAATCTGCATCATAGTATCGAGTTTCTTGCTGTGCTAATAATCCTATATCGACGTTAGAAGTAAATTCATTGGCAGTATCTTCATAAAAAGCTTTAGTGTTCGCACCAGTAATAACATAATCTGTCGTATTGCCTGTGACATGATTTCCAGATATATAATTATGATCTGCTTCGCCTGATTCTTCTTCAATGCCTGTTGCCATTCCTGTAATAAGGTTTCCTGATATGACGTTATATTCAGCATCAGTTCCGCCTACGTTTCCTAAATAGATTCCTGTTGCTGATCCCGCCGTATCGTTTTGAATAACATTGCCTGTGACAGTATTATATGAAGCCGAACCGATCGTTATCGCATAGTCTATTGTATTGCTGATAGTGTTCCCTGTTACCGCGCAATACAACGTACTTCCAGCATCTTCCATTTCTAATTCTATGCCGTTATCACCACAAGTATCAAATACATTGCCTGTGATTGTAAGATAAAAGGCCGCTTCTGTATCAATTCCATTGCCGCCAATATTAAGGCCATAATTATTAGAAACAACGCTATTCACTAAAGCGTTAATATCCATTGCATCATCATCTATATCTTGAAAGTTATTGCCGTCTATTACCATACCGCTTGGAACATTGGCCACATAAACACCATCGCCGTATGTTGCACCATCAGCACTAATATTGTAAATCCAATTATTTAAAACTTGATGGCCTGTGCCTCCATCTATAAATACACCGACTTGATCGGAAGCATTATTGTCATTATTCCCATCAATAGCCAAGTCTGAAACAATACAATCATTCTTGCTTGTCATGCTAATTATATTAAGATTGCCTGTTGAGTTTGGAACTTGTAGAATTGTTCCTGCTCCTGCGCCGGATAAAGTTGTATTATCATAATCAATAGTGATCGTTGAATTTACTTCATACGTTCCCTCTGGAAGATATACCTCGCCACCTTCAGCACCAAGAGCGTCAATCGCGGCGTTAATTCCTTCATCTGTAAAGGTCGTGACCGTCACAAATTTATCTGTGATATTATGGCCAGAAGCATCTACTGTTCCTGATGTTGTTAAATCATAAGTGCCTAAATCAACAGTAGCATTAGCACCTGTATACGGAACATAAGTTAATACGGCTGTTGCCGGAGTAATTACAGAAATAGCCGTCTTCGTAGGATACCTAAGAGCATAATCAGAACCCATTAAAAAGAAACATAAGCAAATTGTTATAATCGAAAGTTTTCTCATTATCCAAACTTTATTTGATCGAATCTTTTAAAAGTTAATGAGCCGATATAAGCTCCGGTTGCATCCCAGTTAATAAGATAATCAATTACGCTCTGTCCAGCAGCGTACTCGTATTGTATTGCAGCACCTTGTATATCAAAACGCTGGATAACCCATCCACCATCAGCATTTAAAAAACCGAAATACTGATATTGAGCATCTGTGCAATCTTGATTAGACGCTTCAAAAATAGTTTCATGTCCGCCAACTTTATGAAAGAAATAATTATTATCTCTAAATCTCATTTCTTAATTGCCTTTCTAACATTTGTAAGGATTATATTTTCTAAATCAGCCTCACGATCTACAATTTTCTTTAAACGAATATCGAGCTGTGTTTCTCTGCCATCAAGTTCTTTCTTTCTTGAATCTTCATAACCAGTAAAACTTGCAACCATTTTATTATACTCATCAATCGTTGCCTGTCCCTGCTCCATGCGAAGATCAGAGTCTTTCCGATGCTGAGAGAGATCCTCAATTTTTTCTAAAACTGCCTCCCTCTCGTCGAGAAGTTGCTTTCTGCGTCTTAGTTTTTTAGCTTCTTCTTTTTGGTTAATATCCGTTACATTCGCTAAAGCAATCTTATCAAACAAGTCTGCTTTAAGATTAATGCACTCAGCATAAACCGCTTTGATGTTATCTGTGATTTGGATTAGTTCTTTCATTTTTCATTCTCCTAATAAAGTTTTATATTTATAAACTCCCTTAATTTAACGGAATAAAATAATGTGAAACACTCATACTTGTTCCCTCAACCATATAATAATCATCTTTTTTAACGGGCATCATAAATGATCCATACTCGACATCAACTTGTGCTGTTCAAGATCACGCTCATTTTTTTTGTTCTCCTCTATCCACATTTTTAAAAGCATTTCAGTGTATTCGTTCGGCTCAAAATACATCGCCGCTGAAATCAACTCGCAATCCTCCGGGATCCTCGGAACACGCCCCCCATCAGTACGATAATAAAAAGCGGCATCAGCATCGATCATATCTAAAAATATCGGCTTATCTTTTAAAATAGCATCAACATCAAGCCATACAATAGGCCGTGGAGCATACTTTCTTATCATAGATAAAATAAAAGTAGCCTTATACATCGTATTTTTTTGCCAATCACCTAAATTATCAATACCAATAATGTCATATTCAATATTAAACCGCTTTAGAGACTCAATTAGGCGCTCAACCTCAGTCTCATAAGGCGTATTTTTTGTATAATAAGATATGACGATATATTTCATATTAATATTCAGTTACTATAATAACTCCAGCCCCACCAATATTTCCGTTTGCAGAAGTAACTCCACCATGACCACCGCCTCCATATCCTATCGCACAACCAAAAAATGAGCTTCCTCCACCTCCACCATTAGCGTACCCTTTT